ATGAAATGACGATTGTAACTGGAGTTGGCAAGAAATTCATGGAGGAGCTGGTGCTCGGCATTCATACGTTTGCTGAGGGCGATCCATCGTCAGACGTTATCAAGGTGGCCCTGTTCGGGCCGAATGCGATTCTTGGGCCAACCATTGACACATACACCACATCCGGGGAAGTCTCCGGTGGTGGCTACTCAGCGGGCGGTGACACACTCTCGGCCGATCTTCTCGTTGTTGGTGCATCTGGCAGCTCACGAAGTGATGGCCCTCAGTTCTCGGACCCGTATATAAATCCAGCGGCGGATATCACCATTACGATATCGGGGGTGGCGGTTCGCGGCTGCATGATGTACAACTCCAGTCAGGGTAACCGGAACATCTTTACGCTGGACTTTGGAGGGTCTGTCATCACGGATGCAGGCATTCTCATTCCATGGGGCATCGACAACGTCCTAACGCTGTCTGATGCTCTCATTCCGCTCACAGGGGGCCAAATTTAATGAGTCTTTCGTACACATACACAACGCTGACAGCAGCAATTCTGACCTTCGCTGAGGATTCTGATGCTGAGTTCGTCGCACAAACGGACGACTTTATCGCCAAGGCTGAGCAGCGCATACTGCGCGATCTCGATCTGGAATGCTTCGAGCAGTGGCTCGATGTTACTATTTCAGGTGGCACGAGAACAGTGTCAAAGCCGAGCGACGTCATAGACGTTCAGGCCCTGTTCGTACGAAACCCGGCAACTCTGAAGTGGCTCGACTGCCCACGCAGATCGTTCGAGTACTGCTCGATGTATGCTCCAACCGAGGCATCGACTGGAGTACCGGCGTTCCACTCAGAGTACGATCCTGACACGATCTATGTCGTACCAACTCCGGACCAGTCATACTCGAACGGCAACGCCAAGGTGCGGGCGATCATTCGTCCAACCGGGCTCAGTGATAGCAATGCAACATCTCATTTGAGTAACCACTTTGCCGATCTGCTGTTTCATGGTTGCATGATCGAGGCGTACGAGTACCTGAAGAATCAGGGCGGCCTGCAGCAAGCCGCAACTAAATACCAGAGTCTGATTCCATCGCTCGTGAAGGAATTGGAAGACGTAACCCGAGTGAAATACAAGGGCCTCAACACAGAACAACAAGGAGCTGACGACTAATGGCCAGCACGTACACAGACCTTCTGCGACTGGAGATAATGGCGCAGGGTGAGAAAACCAACACATGGGGCGCTGTCACCAGCGACAACCTCGACAAGCTTGAGGAGGCCATTGCGGGACGCACGGCGCTGACCATGGCCGCAGCAGACATAACACTTACCACGGCAAATGGCGGTGACGGTACTGGTGAGCAGTCGGCATCGATGATCTTGGATTGTTCCGGAACGATCTCGGCCAATATCAATATCATCGCACCGAACCTATCGAAGCTGTACATCGTCAAGAACGGTTGCGACCAGACGGTAGCTGAGACAGTCAGCATCAAGACCACTGCCGGAGCAGCTCTCGAGATTCCGAACGGCGAGACGTACCTTGTTTGGTGTGACGGCAGTGATGGCTTTTCAACCATCAGCGCGATCTCCTCAGGAACCATCGCTCTGGCCGATAACGCTCTATCTCTTGGTGGCTCGTTAGCCTCATTGTACGCGCTTCTGGCGGCCAAGCAGTCGTGGACTAACCCACAGACTGTTCTCGGTCAGGACATTACGCTGACTGCGCTCGCGTTTGAGCCTGATGCCGATACGGACTCTGTCATGTATCTGGCCCAGTCAGAAGTGACGGATGACTACACCATCGCGAATCCGGTCGGTACTCCGGTGTCCGGTCAGATCATGGTCTTTCATCTTGAGCAGGCGGCCGATACGCCTCGAAGTATAACGTGGGGCTCCAAGTTCATTTTCACGGACGATGTAGGGGTTGACCTTACTCAGACGATTGACACGGTTGATACATTCACCTGCCAGTATAATGCCAATCTCGTGAGATGGCAAATGGCGGGTGTGGCACAGAATTTCCCGAGAGCATAGTCATGTTTGCAGGAACGATGATGATGAGCGGTAAGCCGCGCATCAACAAATCGATAACGATCTCAGAGAACACTGAGAACTACAATCTCATCACCGATGGGTTTGGCGGCGTTGCGCCTGTGGGCATTGTAACTGTCAATATCGAGGTTGGGGCTGGGGTCATCGTGTCCTCGTCGAGCACCAGCACAGCTTCTATGGACCTTACTGGACTGTCTGATGGCAGCATTATTAACCTTACAAATCTTGGTCTGATCATCTCGAAAGGTGGTAGCGGTGGTACTGGCCAGAGGGTATTCGCGGAGACTGACCAATAATGCCATTAGGGTGCCTCAGTGCGAGAACTGGAAACACTGTCGGCGGAGCCGGCGGTGATGCCATTGAGTGCGACGGAGATGTCGCTCTGAACATAACAAATGCTGCCGGTAAGATTTACGGCGGCGGTGGCGGTGGTGGCGGTGGTGAGGCGTGCGAACGCAGTGTTCTTCCATGTACTGGTGGTGCCGGCGGTGGCGGCGGCGGTGGCGCTGGTGGCGGCGGTGGCGGTAACAGCAATTGGTCCAAATACTACGGAGTGGTGGTTTGCACGAGTGACGAGGGCAATCCCGGGACTGACGGCGAATCAGGTTCTGCCGGTAGCGGTGGTGCTGGTTGCGGCGGAGCGTGTACTGGATATGCTGGTGGTGCTGGTGGCGAGTATGGTGCAAATGGTTCGGTCGGGCAGGGCGGCGGTAAGGCCGGTGGTGCCGGTGGTGACTCAGTCAGTCATACTGGCGCAGGCGCTGTAACGTACGTGAGTGGCGGCGCACAAGGTGTTGACATTAAAGGAACTACATCCTAGTGGGACAACTTATACCTCAGACAATCTCTCTTGATATAGCACCGGGCATCGTGTCAGATGAGACCGACCTTGGGGCTATGGGTCGCTGGAAAGACTGCGATCTTGTTCGGTGGAAAAATGGTCTGGTGCAAAGTCTTGGTGGCTGGCAAGAGCAGGCCACAACGGGTGAAACGATCCTTGGCGTACCGAGATCGAACCATGACTGGGTCGCTCTGGACGGCACAAGGTTTCTCTCTGTTGGCACAGAGAAGCGTCTGTACATCATGTCAGATGCATTCGTTGTGACGAACATCACCCCAATCAGGGACAGTGGTGGCTTGACCGATCCGTTCTTTACAGATACCACTGGAGCATTCGATCCGGCCTCTGCCGGAGATGCGTCATTCTTCAGCGTGCTCGACGTCGGTCATGGCGCACAGGAAGGAGATATCGTCACGTTTGCCAGCTTCTCGGCAGTTGGCGGCCTCACCGTGAATGGTGACTTTGAGGTTCTGTCTGTCACGGACGTCGACAACTACGTACTAAAAAATGATTCTAATGCAAGTTCCACCGTATCGGGCGGTGGTGGGGCTGGCACTTACATATACGAAATTACTGTGGGTACTGGTGCTGCCGGAATTGCAAGCGGTTGGGGCACGGGAACTTGGGGTAGCGAGTCGTGGGATACGGAGCGAGCAAATTCATCGTTCGTTCTGGAACTCCGGACTTGGTCTCTTGATAACTGGGGTGAGGACCTCGTTGCGTCACCAAGAGAAGGTGGGATTTATGTGTGGGACAAGTCTGTTGGTCTCGGTACGCGAGCCGTGATCATCGCTGAGGCCCCCACCACAAATCTCCGCGTCATTGTGTCACCGGAAAACCGCCAGATGATTGCCTTCGGTGCTCACAATGGAGTTGCAGATGATCCGCTCTTTATTGCGTGGACTGCTAATGAGGATTACACTGACTGGACTGCAGCCATTGGAAATACGGCTGGCGACAAAAGGCTCGATCAGGGCTCTGAGATCGTCACCGCCATTGCAACCCGCGTTGGTATCCTCGTCTTTACGGACAAGAGCATACACGTCATGCAGCCAACTGGCGGGCAGCAGATTTACTCATTCAGGCAGCTTGGCTCTGGTATCTCTATTGCGGGTCCTGCCGCCGCGGCCGACGCCAACGGCATCGTGTTCTTCATGGGGTCGACCAACTTCTACGTCTACGACGGTTCTCTGCGCGTTCTTGAGTGTCCTGTATGGACCAAAGTGTACAACGACTTCAACCGCGATCAGGCGTTCAGCACGTTCTGCTCACACAACAAGGACTTCAACGAGGTCTGGTGGTTCTATCCCGGTGCCGATCAAAAGGTGAACGACAAGTACGTCGTGTACAACTACCTTGAGGGCATCTGGTATTATGGTGAAATGGAGCGCGCAAGCTTCCATGACTTCTCTCCGTTCGTCGAGTTGCCGTTTGGGTTCGACAATGATGGTACGTTCTACACGCACGAGAACGGACAGGACGCTGGAGACTCAGCGATGAGTTCATTCGTAGAGACCGGCGACATGGAGATGGGAGGTGGAGATTCACTCATTTTCATCAGCAAGTTGATTCCTGACTTTGACAGGATGACTGGTAGCGTGGACGTCACCCTGAAGGGACGCAAGTATCCTCAGGGGGCACAGACAACGAAGGGGCCATACCCCGCAACTTCCGAGACTAAGAACATGGGCGTACGCATGCGTGCGAGGCAAATAGCACTTAGGATCGAGCAAAGCGGACTCGGAGAAAGCTTCAGAATGGGGTCGTGGAAAGCGAGAATTGCGCCTGACGGGGAGCGGTAATGGCTATTGATCTTGCCTTTAATCCACCGCAATTTCTTGAAGAATATGACGGTCTTAAAATGCGGCAGCTCGTCGAGGAGCTGGAGCGTCTGCACGCCATGCTTACGGCGGACGTGGACGAGGACGGGGTCAGGCATGCCGTAGAAAGCTTCAATGGACGGTTCGAAGTGGTTGTGCCCATTCAGGCCGACTACGATGAATGGTTCCTGACTCCAGAAGAAGGCGATGCCGCGTACATCCGACAGGACGGTACCAGTCCTCCGACGACTGGCATAGTCGATTTCGGCGTCAATATAGATTTCGATGAGGCCGCGGCTATTAGCTGGGGCAGCAATGAGTACATAGACCTCGGTACGGTTGGTGGTGGTGATGCCGATCCTAACTGGGCCAATGTTATTCTCCTTCTGGAGTTTGAGGGTGTCGATGCGTCTACAACATTCACCGACCTGAGCGACAGTGCAAGAACCATGGTTGCGCAAGATGATGCGCAGATAGACACCGATCAGGCCGCAACCGGATCGTCAGCGCTGCTCCTTGATGGCGCTAACGGCGATGCAGTTACGACGGCCACCCACGCAGATTTTAATTTCGGGAGCGGCGACTTCACCGTAGAGTGCTTCGTTCGATATGCTGTCGATCCCAGCACCCAGCAGATGTACGTCACCAAGTACCAAAATGCAGGCGATGAACGCGAGTGGTGGATGGGTACAAACTCCAGCGCTACCGTGCTCTACTTCGCCTACAGCACTAACGGAACGGTGTGTTGCTCGATACGTTTGACGCCACAGGAGTGACATTCTTTCTGGGTACCGCGAGCGTTGCAATTGGTGCTCGCGGGCAGGACGGTACATACAAGTTCGTACCTAACGGTTGGATTGACGGCGTCCGCATCACGAAGGATGTTGCTCGGTATACCGAAACATTTACACCGCCTTCAGCTCCCTATGATCAAGATGAAACTGCCGTTGATCGAATTCGGTTTGGTGATGCCACCAAGGAAACGCTTCTTCAGGGTTCAACTGTCACCATTGACAGCAGCGTGCAAACTGATTTCAAGGGTACGAGTGGCGCGAATCTGGTTCTTTGGGATAGCCTAGATACGGACTATGCCCAGATCAACATCGCCGGAGATGACCTAAATATTACTGGTGTTGGCCTGTCCGACTTGGACATCACCGGCTTTACGTTGGCTCGGTTCGAAGACGTCAACGTCAGGATTTCAAGCGGCGTTGGCGATACCCAGTATCTTGAGCTGGAGGCCGATGGC